AGTTGATCCCATCATGCATTTGCCTACTACTCTTGCTCCGAGCCTAAGACACGTTTTCGTGACCCTCCAGTTATTGAGGATGTTGTCCGGCCTTTCCCATTTACCCGATTCATCGTGGACAAGTAACCTGAGCTTCTCCCCATCATACGAGTTGTCTCCTGTATTCTTCCAGTCGATTGTTGTGTCCAAACCCTGTTGTTGGTCTTCTTCCGACGCGGTGGAGCGCATAGAATTTCTGGTAAGTCTTCTTGACGGAACCTTATAGGATAACTCGGTTTTGGGTCTTTCCATACCGTCTTGTACTGGCTTGAAGAAGAAAGGGTAGTTTGATGATATTGGAACCACCTTGTCTGTGAACATCTTCTTAGCATCAGATCCAGATTTAGATAAAATTCCGAATCTAGCGTCTCTTGAGATCGTAGCTTGGTTAACAGTTTCTGAGCTTGCCATGAATGAAAAACCTGACCGTCTGTTCTTAAGGTAGCACATGCCATAACTTCTCTGATCAGCCTTGCACGCCTCCCAAAAGTAATAGAATATTCTATTTGCCTGCCTAAAGTCCGGTGCTCCCACATCGATCTTTGTCCAGTTAAGGTAGATATAGTGTGACCCTGTAATGTAACACGGGGTGCCATTGCACATGAACCAATAACCATTATCACGCCTAGTAAACTCACCGTTAATATAGTCGTAATATTTTTCTTTAATATCGTCTTGATATTGTTTAAAATCATACAGAGTTTTTATTTTACTTAACGATTCCGGTCTTTCCCTTCTTGTGAATACTTTTTTATCTTTTTTAAGTTTTTCACCGTCAACACTTTCTGGGATTTGAGGTAATCCTACCTTAAGACCTTGTATTTCGTATATTTCGCCTAGAGTTCCATCTTTACTTATTATGACACAATCTAAATCTTTGTCATAACCATACTTATATTTTTTAAGCTTATTATTTTTTTTTACTTTTTTGTCGTCAAGATGATCTGAAATAACATTGTATAAAGTTTGTGTATACATTATTTTAATCTATCTTCAACGCCAAGAAACTTTGCAGCGTCTTTTTTATCGTTAGTATTAAGCTCTTCTATCTTTTGTATTATTTTTAATGAATCTTCTATTGCAACCCATTTAGCTTGCGCAGCAATCTTAGCTTTCTCCGGATCTAAGTCTTCTAAGTCAATTCTTTGTCTTATTACTTTTTCCAGTTCTACTAATGCTTTTTCTGAAGCATCAATTATTCTTTCAGTGCGATTCATATTGTAGTGTTATGTGATTTGATAAAATTCTATATAATTTTGTGTCGTCAATATTAAACTCGTATTCTGAATCCGGCGTAAAGCCAACCACGTCTCCTGTGGCTAACCCTAATGACTCTAAATACTCGTTGCTATACACAAGCTCACCAAGTAATTTTTGTTCCTTCTCGGTGCTCCATTTTGATTCATCATTTATAGGCTTTACAAAGCAATATTGATCTGGGCATTTCCATTTATTGTTTTCTTTATAAGCATATATTTGATCTGGAGAAACCATGTAATAGTCTTCTTTAATAAGGCTAGATGAATCTTTTTCCACGCCTCGTATATCTACCCATCGTCTAAATACATTGTGATGTAATATAACCTCAACGCCTTCTTTAATAGGATCGTCTTCTAACAATGGTGTTGATACAATAGTTCCTATTCTATTTACAAACTGATAATCTCTTTCTGTTATTTCAGTATTTAAAATAAGTTCTTTACCCTCTACGTTTGTTGAGTTATTGTATCTGTTTTGAGAAAATATAATATAATTGTATATAGACTTCATTAATAATCTAAATTGTATTCAACCGATACTGCCATGTTCACATTGAAATGTTTCCAAGGCAAAACTTCTTTATTCTTAGTAATGTATATTTTATACGAACCATCATTTTCTGCAAGTATATCACAAATAGTATGCCCGCCATAAACTTCTTGGCCAACAGAATAATGCATTGCTTCATTCTTATAGTCTTGACCAATTGATATTTTTCTAATTAATTTCATTTAATTTATTTTAATATGTCCAGATAGTCGTGCTAGGTGCACCAGGATAACCAATACCTACGTGAACAAAATTACTTTTTCTTGATATTCCAATTCTTTTAAACCCACATTTAATTGCAGCAGCAACTAATAAGTATGTAGCTTCTCCACCGACACATTTAATATCTACAGCAGCACCATATGTATGCTCACCTGGATTATTTTTGGCGGCTTCAATAGGATGTTCTGGTGATCTATACGATGAATTTATAACTATAGGAAAGCCATACTCTTTTCTAAGAGCATCTAACATACCTAAAAGTTTAGGATCCATTTTATCCATGTTTCCTTTAAAATCATCTTCGTCTGTAAAGTACTTTAATTTCATGTTATTTAAATTTTTTCTATATATTGATTTAAGTATAAACTATTGTAAGAACTAACACTAGCGTTTGTAGTGTAGGATTAATATTGTGTGCCATATCTGAACTAGCAAATAATGCTGTAATGTTTAAACCGTATATTTTTAAATCTGTATTTATCATTTATGTTTATTATTTCCGAATACCTTCTCGACACCTCGTGATCCGAAATAGCCCCCGATAACTATTGTTAATAGTCCCGTTATATCATCTAATGGGTAACCCATATACCAACCAGCAACATATGATGATGTTAAAAACACCAACGTTAATGGCCGTACATTAGCTGCAAGCCAGCTTCCTGATCTTGCATCTGCTACCCACCTTCTTGTTGTACCGTCAATTTCAGCTCTTTCAATATCTAATTTTTTAAGAGCAACTTCTTTGTCTTCTGGTGACATATCGCTGCCTCCGATTATAGCTTGTATTACAGAACCAACAGGTGTGTCACCTGCAATAGCTCCAACAACGCTAGGAATCTTTTGTAATAAAAATTTCCCAACGTTGGTATCTTTAAATTTTTTTTTAGACATAATTAAACATTAACCCATTGTTGATTGTCTTCGTCCCATGAATATTCATTTGTTGGATTTGCGTCATCTGGTAATGGTACAGGCGGATGCCAAATGTAATCAATTAGCGTCCACGATAGATATGGTTGTATTTCAATAAATGCATCCAGGTCTTGGTCGTATTTCATTCCAATTCCCGCGTAATTGCCTCTAAAAGGTGTACCTCCATTTTTATGTGTGCCCGCAACCGTGTTATAAGATGTTCTTTTACAAGTTTGCCTTTTTAAAGCCCCATATATTTCTTCCCAATCATATGAAAGATCTGTTTCATCTTTACCTACTATAACTTCAGTAACTATGCTATTTTCGTCTAACAGTGCGTAATGTCCCATATTATTGTTGGTATCCGTCAGAAACTACCGTGTCTATTTGTGATTTAGGCATAACCCCATCATATATACTAAGACTAGACCAACTATCTGATGACCAGTCTGTATAGCCAGGGGGAGTACCTATCCAAAAACCGGAAGCTCCATTGTTTGTTACTCCTGTTGGAAAAGTACCGCTAGATAATGTAGTTTCATTTACTAAAGTTGTTGTTGAACTTCCTTCAGCACCTATGTAAGTTTTTACTGTATCTGTGCTAAATGTTGTTGTTATATTATACCATGTGCTAAGACTCATACCATCGGCAAAGGTGGCTATAGCAGAATTTCCTGAATATATTCTAAGAGATTGTGTATTAGAATTATTTCTACGAACTAATCTTATGTGGTTTGTACCAAAAGCATTAAAAGCCCATATTCCCCGCTCAGAATTAAATCCTGGGTTGTTTGGTTTGTTACCCCAATATGATATACTAAACTCTGTAGGTCTAGTAAAACCGGCTCTTCTAGCGTGAGATGCCGAACCGTTTAAAACCCAATATTTATTTCCGCTTACGTTGTTGTAAGAACCATAGAAAAAAGCTCCAGGACTTCCACTAGAATAGGGACCTAAGACTAAACCATTTGTTACATCAGTACACGAAGTCCCACCGTTGGTAAACGAGTTTGAATCCCAAGCTCTCCAAGAGTTATTTAATACTGCATTAGTAGCACCGCCTCCGCTGCTAGTAAATGTAACTGATCCTGTTCCTGCTGTTATTTGGTCAATCGTAAACGCGCCATCTGTAGAAGATGCTACAGTTAATCCATTAGTATAAGTTCCAGTTATAGTAGAAGGGTATCTTAAAATAACAACCCCTGATCCTCCTGAACCTCCTTGGTTTGTACCAGCAGTTGCTTGGCCTGAAGTACCTGAAGCACCACCGCCTCCACCAGTATTAGCTGTTCCACTTCCTGCAGCTGTTCCTCGGGTACCGTTACCGCCCCCGCCAGAGCCTCCACTTGCTGCTTGCGCACCGCCCCAACCAGTTCCACCGCCACCGCCACCTCGTGCGACTGCAGTTCCTGTAATTTGAGATGATAGCCCAGGACCACCAGCAGATCCATTATATGAACCTCCACCAACTTGAGGCACATCAACTCCTTGTCCACCAGCACCTCCTCCGCCGGCCATTGCCCAACGGCCTACATAAGCGCCAGCTTGCGTATAGTCCCAAGCAGTTCCACCGCGCGTTCCCTGTCCAGTCACGCCTGATCCTCTATGTCCTCCAGCCGGAGCATTAGTGTCTGTAAAACCTTCTCCACCACCGGACCCACCGCCAGCGACGCTTGAGTCAGTGATTGATCTAGGCCCAGCACCACCCCCGTCTGATGTTATATTACCAAACGTAGTGTTGCTTCCTTTTGATGCGGCACTAGCTCCTCTAAGAACACCACCGCCACCGCCTCCTATAGTAATTGAATAAGTTACCGGAAATGAAGGTTCTAATGGTGTTAATGTGGCAGAATTTCCTCCAGAGCTTTCGTTGTTATATGAATTTTTATAACCACCAGCACCAGCTCCACCTCCATAACTAGCCCCTCCGCCTCCAGCAATAACTAAATAACTAATTAAATTACCTAAAGGTATTGGTATTTGATGTAATTGTCCAAACATATTATGTAGCTATTTGTGATATTGAATACCAAAACTCTGTAGCACTTACGCATGTAACTTGTATAAAGTTTTTAGCTGCACCAGTGTCGTCGTAATCTCCATTTAGTTTGTTAAAGGTACCTGCGCTACCACCAACATTAAACGCTAGTGTGTTGCTTTGTCCTTCCCCTGTTATTACAATTATTTTTGTTACCCCAGGAATAACGTTCTGCATGTTAAGCGTAATATTTTCAGTTGCTGTAAAATTAAATATCTGGTTTAAAGACCAGTTTATGTTTACAGTGCCAGAAGACTGTGTTAAGGCTGACGCGGTAGTAAATTCATCACCTAGTTG